GCAAATCACAAAAGGAAGAGAGTCAGGTAAAGAGGAGCTTATGAAAAAGCTAAAGATTACTCCTCATGTATCAGGCACTCAAAGAACAGATCAGGCTCCTGATAGCTTTGAAGCTGAAATAGAGCTATTAAAGAGACCTGTTTATAAATAAAAAATATTTTAAAAATTTAGTTATGAGAATATTACCAGGAACTCCGAAAGAGTTCTCTAATCAAACTCCGACAACAAAGCATATGTCGCAGTATCTTATTTCTGCACCAGAGATCTTACCACAGGTAATGACTATCTTTGACAAGAATATATCTGCATTTACGTCATTGTTGGCACGTAGAAATATGTTTAGTGGAAAGCTTGCCGATCCTTTGAATCCTAAAAATGCAAAATACAAGGTGGTTGGCAATCGTAAAGTAATGTGGAAAGTAAAAGGTTATCCGGAACGTAAGGGAAGGATCATAGGATTTAATGGTGTTGGATTTAATTGTCCTGCATTTCCTAATCAACCTGGGCGTAACCAGACTCTGTTTGATATCTATATTGATACAGACTGGTTCTCTCCTCGTGATGTATTAGAACTTGCCGATAACTACACACAGCTATATGTGGCTGATAATCTTTTACCCGAAGAGGTAGAAGGTGGTGTGTTTAAATATCGTGTAAAGGTTAATACTAATAATGCTTCTGATTTTGTTAATCCTAATTTGTTAGCAGTAGGACAGGAGATCAGTGTATCGCATACTCAATTTGAAGAGATGTCAGAGACTGCCTACGAGAAGTACACCTTCGATGAAACGGCACATACTCATATGACTATCCAAAGATTGAAATGGTCTATTTCTGGTTCAGCAGAAGCTTATCGTCCTAACGCTGTATGGATTGAACATAATGGTGCTACCATGTGGATTGATCATGCACAGCTTCAAATGTTAGAGCGTGCTGCTTTATACAGAGAACGTCAACTCTTGAATGGTCGCTCTACTGTTACGGCTGATGATAAGGTTGTTTTAAGGACTGTAGAAGGCTTTGAAGTGATGGCAGGTGATGGAATGCTCAATCAAGGTGATGGAGCATGGAGATTGCCTTATAACGTGCTTACAATACGTACTATCGAGAACATCATGGAGAACATTTCTATCTATACTTCTACTTGGGGTACAGAGGTAGCTGTTATCTGTGGTATGCAGTGGTACAAAAACTTTGCACGTTTGATGAAGGAAGAGGCTGGTATCGATCCTAAGACAGTTGAAATTGCTGGTGCAGGTAAAGGTATCAACTTAGACTATGAATACTTTACTTTTGGTGGTGTTAAGATTATTCCTACTGTTGTTCCATGGTTTGACTCTCCTATGAGAGCAAGTACGTATGGTCCTGATGGTACACGTAACTCTTCTCACAATGCTATCTTTGTTTCATTAGGAGACGTTAGTGTCAATGATCCAGCTGTTGAGCTGTTGGCATTAGGAGATCGTGCATGGAAAGAAGGAGACGTTCAAGGTATCAATAAGGGTGGCGATATGGCTAACTCTGTTGATGGTCGTCATCACCATGTATTGTGGGAGACAGGTATCGCCCTTAAAGATGTGAATGGTATTGCAGAAATGTATAGACCAGTAAGATTTTAGTGTATAACAATTAAACTATAAGAGTAATGGCAAAGACTATAGAGATGACAGAGGAACGTGTTAAGATATACGCTGTCAATAAAAAATATAAAGATAAGCCGTTTTTAGTAACTGCTGTAACAGATAATAAAACAAGAAGTCTGCTTACAGGTCAGGAGCATTTATCACAAGCAGAACTTAGTAAATCTGAATTGGTTATTGATCCAAATGATCACTATATGATACGTAATAGCGATGAGCTTGTCCTTAGGCGTGATGCTAAAGGTAAGTATGAGCTTAGTCGTGATTATGCATTGTATTGTTTATTGCAGGTAGTGCCAGAGGTAGCATCCTCTCGTAGTGAAGTTGTCAGTGGTACTCACTTGTTCTATATGGAGAACTTGGAGAAAGAAGCTGAAAAGAAATTATCTACGTATAAAAGTCAAGGCTTAGCATCAGCAAAGATAGCAGAGCTTGCTACTTTGTCCGACATGATAGATATGCTGTTTTATTTCGGTGAATCAGCAGTTAATGTGTCATCAGCTAGAGCAGAGTCAAAAGTGTACGAATTAGCACATACTAGAAGTCAAGAGGTTCTTGATTATTTTAATAAGAAAGAGGAATCACGTAGATTGGTATTTATTAGAAAGCTATTGCATTACAGGATTGTAGTTAAGCAGGCTAATGGATATTTAGTGTATGGTGATATTACTCTGGGTGCTAATGATAATGAAGCTGCTAATTTTGTTTTTGATAATAAGAATGACAAAGTGTTCATACCGTTAAAGGATCAACTTGATAAAGCAACAGCATAATGGCTAATCCGAAGCTAATAGATATGTATAAGGACTTTCTTTCATTGGTTAGAAAGGCACGTGTTGGTACTGTCAGTCCGGAAGAGTTTACTCGTACCCTTAACTTAGCAATTGAAGAGGCTGTTAATAATAAGTTATCAGCTATGGAGGTTAATAAGAAAGTGTACGATGAACTCTCTCCATTAAAGGACAGCATAGAGTCTGCTGGTGGTTTGAGGCTTATTGGTAATAAAGATTTCAAGTATATCTTGCATAGTTTTGATTATCGCAGGATCGTTGCAGTTAGGATAGACCTATCTTCAACTATCAGGAATGTTAAGTGTCATATTCTTCCATCTATAGAAAAGAGTGAAGTTCTTTCTGGATATTACAGTAAACCTTCAAACAAGAAGTGTTATTATGAACCGGTAACATTAGGCGGTATGCAGTCTATTAAGATTTATGTACCACAAAGTGTTGAGAATGTAAATAATATGACTGTATATGTAGAGCTTTATGAAGAACCTGATGAAGTTCCTATTGCTGACGTTACCAACAATACTAAGTATAGTCAGTTTAATAAAGAAATGTCTTCATACATTGTTAATATTGCTGCAAGGATGTACATTGAGAGTGTTGCTGATCCACGGTATCAGAGTTTTTTAAATGAATTACAAACTAAAATAAATAATTAGTATTATGGCAAATTTGATTAGAGGTCGTCAAGACTTTTTGCTGAATGACTTAACCAAAGCTGACGTAGGTGTTTACTACGGAGCTGGTGATGTTCCTCACTTGGTGTTTAAGAGCCTTGGCATTGATATATCTGCTCCTGCAAAGGTAAAGATACTTAATGCTGTTTCTGGCGTAAAACAAAAGGTTAAGCTTGAGATTGATTGGTTATGGGATGGAAGTCCTTTTAAGGTGTTTGAGATTGAAGTCACCAAGCAGCCTGCTTATAGTGGGTGGACTAATGAGCAGTTTCCTATCTCTCATACCTATTCGTATATGATGCCTGCATTTACTACCAATACTATTGGTACGTTAGCGCAAGCAGATAAACAAGCTATCGTTGATGGTTTAGTTGCTGCTATCACTGCTGATGTAAAGGTAAATGCCAATGCAGTTAATACAGGTGCAGTTGTTAATGCTACTCGTTCGACAGATGATCTTATCTTGGAAGCCAAGGAAGATGGTGTTGTGTTTAGTGTTCGTATTTACAATAATGAGTTTACTCAAACTCAACTGGTAGCTCCACAAAAAGCTACTTTGACTAATGATCTGATTACTCAACTCTTTGCTGTTAAGGCAGAAAATGAAGGTCAGAGAGTAACTCAACCGTTAGTAGGCACTGCATATGCTAAGATACAGATCGAAGCATTGACTCCTGGATATGATAATACAAGTGCTACAGCTTATAATGAGCGCAGTCAGGTGTATAACATCTATTTACCTGCATCATTAGTAGATACAGCATTATTTGCTCCTATTGCTTATGCAGATGGTAATGGTGTTGTTGCATCTATGGCTGATAGTGGTGGTGCTGAAAGTGAGTCCTTAGCTGACTACTTGGAGCTTGTAACTAATACTGTGTTGCCTGTAAGTGTTGAGGCTGCAAGCACAGGATCTGTAAGTGCAAGTACTGACTTTAACTTAGGTGCTACAGTAGTTGTACATCCTTCGACTGCAAGTCAAAAGGTAACTTACAGTTCAGCAACTGCTGCAAGGGTTACTGTTGATGCTGATGGTGTATGTAAAAAAGGTTCTTCTACAGGAGCATCTGTTATTACCATTACTACTGTTAATGGTAAGACTACTACATGTACTGTAACGGCAA